GATTCCGGCTGCTGCTGCAATTGCTTTTTGTTCAAACCTTCCCATCTCTTTAAAAGCAATGCCTTGTGCTTGGATTGAAGAAATCAAAGTTTCGATTCTTTCATCTTCCTTCATTGTCAAGAGTTCAGTCGCTGACAGTTGAGTTCCCAAAATAGCATTTAACTTACCAGCAGCATCTGCCGCTCCGGAGAAGGTGTCAAATTTCTCTGCTAACCCTAAGAGCGCTGAAACCTCAACACCGGCGGCCTTTGCTTGTGATGCTAAGTTTGTGAACACTTTGGTTGCTCCGTTCCCGTATACTGCCAACGATTTGAGAGATTCCTTATATCCAGACATCATTTGTTTGGCTGTCATTCCAATAGACTTTCCGGTGAGAGCAAGTTGCTTGGTCAGCCTTGCGCTTTCAATACCGGACTTTCCGAGATTGATATTCATGAAGTTTATAACCTCACTAGATTCTCCTGCTCCAACGCCAAGTTTTTCTAAACCTGCCACTGTTGCGGCCAAGTTGTTCTGCGTTGCTGCTGATTCATTTTGAAACCCTCTAAAGCTTGAAAAGAGAGTCTCGAATGCTTTGCCTGAATCACCAGCAGATATTCCAAATTGACGATTGGCTGATGTTACCGAATTGATGCCTTCTGTATACATTCTTCCGGCACCAGTTGCACCAGCAAATGCAGCGGAAGCCTTATCTACAGCAAAAGCCATCTTTATTGTCTCTGACACCATAAGACCGATAACTGCTATTGATAGATTAGTGGGGTTGATTATTGATGTGAATCCATCCACAAGACCTTTAAAGCCTTTGTCGGATCTCATTGTCTTTACACTATCAATGAAAGAGTTAAACATCTTTGTGCTTTTCTGTGAGTAAATTCCCATTGCGCTTCCGAGACCTGTGGCAAAACTTGTGCCTTCTTTAAGTCCCTTTTTGTACATTGGACCCAATGCTGCGAATGCTGCCTGTCTTTCTCGCATAGCTTCAATATCTTCTCTTTTCAGCCCTATTGACTCAGCAATCTGGTCAAGCTCTTTTTCCCCAGCGCCATCGATCGCCCCCATCTGGTCCGATATCATCCCGAGAAGCTCTTCTTCCTGTTTCATTTGTGCTATCTTGTCGCCACGCAAGGATGCCATGTAAGCCTCATGAGCCGCCAACTCAGCCGAGGACTTTTTATATTCTTCTGTTGCGGCTTTGGCCTTATTTAAATCTTGAACCAACCTATTAAGACTCTCGGATTCAGCAGCAGCATCCTTCGTGGTCTGTTTAACCCCGAGCTTATCCGCTACAATCTTTCTTTCTTTATCGTCTAGCCCATCTATCGCAGCTAAAAGGTCTGTTGTTGATAGCGCCATCTATTATCCCTCTGTGGTGAAGGGCCAACGGAGACCCGTCAACGATTCAAACTCTCGTGATGCATTGGTAAGGAACCCTTCCGCTTTAATTGTTTGGGGATGACCTTTTCCAAATTCTATATAAGCATCTAGATAATCTTTTTGCCTTGCAACTGCTGTCGCATAAGCCTTCACATCTTCATACTCTCCTGTAATCTTAAATTTGGCGGTAACTTCCTCCTCCTCATTAAGATTAGCAACCATATTAACATCATCGCCGTACATGTATCTCAACAATTGTTTTGTCCACCAACCAAGAGCCTCATCATAAGTCTCGTTTAATTGGGTCTTCTTCTTTTCTAAATCAATAACTAACACGAACATCCCTCCATTCTCAGTAAATAGTTTTCATAAAAAAATGCCCACAAGGGCATCATCGTTTCTTGGACGCTTTGTCCATTGCTTTCTTTTCATCAGCAAATTGCTTTGCCATTCTGTCGCAGAACCAATTTCTTAGTCCAATTGGGAGGTTATAGATCTCGGTAAAAGACCAGCCTCCAAAATGCTTCATAATAAATATCTGCTCATAAAGAGCCTCAGAGTATTTAGCGTTCAGGCCAAAAAAAGTCCGTATTAAACGGAACCTCCAATTCCTGCTCAAAAGCACAGGAACCACATGTGAAAGGTTCTGTCACCCTAACATCTGGAGCGGCAACTTTATAACAAGCCTTGATATGCCGTGAATCAAGTGTTGGCATGTTATCAACATATTTATTAACAATTGTTTTATCATTGTGGCCTTCAATCGAAACGATCATAATCTTAAATTGATCGGTCATATTGGTCTCCAACATTTTCTTTTTCTTCTTATCGCTCATAAGTTTTGTGAGGAACGTTTCGTCTCTTCCGTCCAGCAGTTTAAATTCAATTTTAAACTTGGAAAATGGTGCCATTGTTTGAAAGTTTCCATTGCTCAATCTTTCAAGGCCCAATTGCTCGTTTGAAGATGACTCCATGATTTTTACGTCTTTTAGGTCAAAATTTAGCTCATCTTTTGCTCCGCATGCTGGACAAGAAACTCGGGTCTGATAATACCTTCCGTATCCTGAAACTCTTGCTGCAATTATAAGAGCGTTTCTATCTCCGACCAACAAATCTATTGCTTTGATCTTGGGATCGATTATCAAGGAATCCAACATTCTTTCGATTGCCAATCCTTTTTTGAGAAGTGTTTGGGAGGAGAGTATATCTTCTTCTTTGGCTGTCATGTATCTTAGTTCTAGAACTTCCATGTTGTGTGCTGGGTGATCTGTGGGATATGCTCCCTTTGATGGCAACTCAACAAATTCTGTGGGAGCCACAAAACTTAATGGATCAAATGCCTTTTCCACCATTGGTGGTGTATCATTGGAGTGTTGAACTTCTGGCCCTCCAAGCCTACTGCTATTTCTGCTCATTTATACCTCTTTGTTATGATAGTGTAGCGCTATCGTATGAAATTGTTATTGTTATATCAACCAAATCGTCTGATGAATAGTCTAAATCTCCAAACTTAACGGATTTTATCCATGGATTGATGAGTTTCCAAGTTTCGATTGCTTCTCCATCTGCTCCAAGTTGTTGAATTTGCCAACCGGACACATTGCCTATATTTGCACCAATTGCTTTTGTCTTACTGATTCCGTCGCTAGATCCGCCCAAATTATAGCCTATTTTGCTTAATTGGCTGTAAAGCCCTTTGCTGTTTCCAAATTCTTTGCTATCGACAATTGTTATATCGATGTCCGCCCATGTTACAATTCCGGGATACTTAAATTTATGATTGATAAGTTGGTATTCGTTGGATGTTATATCAAACGAAGGCTTTGTAACTGATTTCACCCAATACCAATTGGAATTAACCATAAACCTGAACTTTCGTAAAGGCTCTATTATGCTCTGCTGATCTGACCAAAAAGCCATCGTCTATCCTAGCTAGGTTCGAACTGAGTAACGTCCGTGGAACATGTAGCCCAGTCATAACGTATTGTCATCTCAACAGTTCTAAGATCATCACTGGAATAATCTAAATCTCCATACTTTGCTGACTTGATAAAAGGATTGTTAAGTAGCCATTGTTCAATTGGCGCACCTTCGGCATTTAAAATACTTATCATCATAGATTTAATAGCCGTGTTGGTAGCTTGTTCTTTAGACATTGTCTTCAATGAAGTCTCATTTGCTTTAATTATATAACCAGACTTAACAAGAAGTCCGTTTGTAAGCTTTACAGCATCAACAGAGATGGGATCAACCAGCGTCATGGAAACTTCATTCCACGAAACTCGACCAGGAAAATAAAATTTATTATCTAAATAGTTGTGCTCCACTTCGGAAACATCAAAACTAGGTGTTGTAACTGTTTTTGCCCACCAAAGAATATCTGTGGGTGCGCCAAGATCTGTAAGACCAGTTATCTGTACTTGAAATCTAAAATTTCTTTTAGGTTCCGTATCGTTTGTTGACCAAAATGCCATTATTCTATTCTCCTATAGTCGTTAATAATTAGTTCTTGCATTAGAATTCTATTCCTGTTTTAGTGATAATGAAATCAATTGCAATGAATTCTATTGCTCTTGCCGGCTTGATAAAGACTTGTGCATAAAGAATGTTTCGGTCAATAAGGTCCGGAGTTGTTGTGGTGCTGTCCAAAATCAATTTATATTCGCTTATCCCAAATCGTGACTTGGCATCTGCGAGGATTGGATCTGCTCCACTCTTGAAGCGATTCCATGTTGCTTGAACACTGTTGTCAAACAAGATGGTTTGAGCAACCTTTCCAATACGCTTCTTAAGATAAATCATAAGACGACGAACGTTTATTCTATCCAAAGCGGATGGGGTTTGTTGAAGGGTCTTTTGACCGAATACAACTGTTCCTTCTCCGGGAAAGTTTGCAATTGGGTTAATATTGATCTCATAAAGATCATCACGCTCTGCTTTTGTAAGATTTTCAATACCAGCAGAGACTTTGACGCCACCACAGGCCCCATTAGTGCTGGCACATCCGAGATATTTGATTCCACCGCGATTGAATCCTGCTGGAGCAAACCATGGAGCGCCTGAATCAGCATCACTCTGAGCGAGAACTCCGATACCTGCAACTGAAGAGGGAACACCAATTCCACCTTCGGAAGCTGCCAATCTAACTGGAGGATAATAAGTTGCTGCGTAGTTCGAATTATAATCTAGAGTACGAGCACTTGCAAGAACATCCGAAACAGATCCCAATGATTCCGTACCACCATCTTCATAAGGTTGCTTGAAACCTGAGTCGATGTCGATGATTGCAAGGTTATCTCCTCGCTCTTCTGACATATTAATTACCTTTTGTACAAGATCGGAATTTGTAAGACCGGGAACCGATGCAACATCAAATTGAACCAATTCTGGATCTTCGACAAGCTCTATTGCTTTATCAACAGAATAATACGCGTAATGGGTGCTAACTGATTGACCGTCCAACACTGTCACACTAGAGAATGGATCGACTTGTGTAATATCAAGACCATCAGCGCCACCGAAGAACGGAGCAGTGAAAGATCTAAATTCAGCAGTTTGAAGAAGAGCGTTTGTTCCGATGCCCGTTGCCGTTTCGGCTGTGGAAGCGACGTGTGAACCGGATTCATAATAAGCTTTTCCATCTGCAGCTACAATAACATCATCCATTGAAAACACAAAGGAATATTCGTATGTACTATTACTTTCGAAAATGTCTCCACCATTTGGTAGAGGTCTCAAAAGGTCTTTATAATCTTCCTGATAGTATACTGTATTTGGGCCGGTTGTGTCCGTGCTTCTTGCTTGTCGAATCCCTAGAGATTGTTTCTTGCTATAGTTTGTCTCACCATCATAAGTGTTTTGTTCTGTGAGTTCCAAACGAGGCCATTGCATTCGGATAACCTGACCAGCTTCGCCTAGACCATTGGTACCGGATGTTCCAAAGCCTGCACCCGTAGTGTTACCACCATAGAGAGCAGAACCCAGCGCGGGACCAGCCCAACGATAAGGGTTTGCTACTACCGGAGAAGATCCGGAAGTCATAATAAAATCTTTTGGCTTTGTTGGCCCGTAAAACCCAAATGGAATTTTAAGAGCATCATCACCCAGACTATTTTGCATTTCAACATAAACATAGTCAGAATTGTTTGGATAACTTCCATACAAATTATATTTTTTTGCAGCAGTATTCCATGTTTGATATTGATCTCCAATTCTTTTTGCTACATAATTATCATCTGATGGATCAAGGTTACAATTGCTGTATGTTTCGACTGCTTCACCGGCTTTGTTAACAATAATAACAGAAAAGCTTGAATTTGGATTTGCGTTCGTTCCTAAAGATAGATTGCTGATACGAACAGCATAGTTTTCATGAAAGAATGATCCCTCATGTAGAGAAACCAGTCGAAATAATTTTTGCATGCTCTCCGGAGAATAACCTGCGGGCGAAGCTGTTGGGTTTGGATCTCTATTGATAAACCAACCTGTCTTGGCTGCTGTCGCAACTCTATTTCTATTTGTCTGGTAAGCAGATCCGCTAACTAAAGGTAGCAATATCGCAAATTGTTTTCCGGTACCGGTAGAAGATGCCGCTGCCAACAATGCATTTAGACGAGTTTCATAAGTTTCACCTAAGAACTCTTTCTTGGTATCAGCAGCGCCATAGTTTGTGGTGACCAGTTTTTGAGGGTTCTTATTAATAGAACCGTTTCTAACCTTGCTCATTTCTTCTGAGAAGTTTAGGTTATGAGGAACCGAAGTACCAGCAGCCGAATGAACGTCAAGCTTGAACAGGCGGTCTCCACCAGAAATAATAAATACGCCTGCGGAAGATGTTGTTGTTGATCCCAATGGGTCTGCTCGGTTTCCGCTTAATGTTACTACGGAGCCTGTTGTGTAGATTACAGCAGCCAAAGAGCCTGTTACGCCAACCGCTCCGTTTGATGCACTTGGGCAAATGAATAAACCGTAAGCAAGATCGACTTCTGCCGGGTCTGTATCCAGGTCCCACCCAAGATTCCAGCCTGCTTGAACTGTGGTGCTGGTTGTCTCTCCGCCAAGTCTAATATATGTAACCGGTGATGTCTCGGAAGATAACCACGCTTTTGCTGCATACAATCCGTATGTTGCAACCTGTTCATTTCCATTTCTCCAAACGTCACTTGATCCGGCGCCAACGCCAGACTGAGGTTCTCCAAAAATTGAAACCATTTCTGATAAGTTTTTAACCTTAACTGGTTTTCCAATTGGTCCTGTTTTTGCTTGTCCTATAATTAAGACACCATCATCTTGTGGTTGATTAGCGATCTGACTCTGGTCGATCTCTCTAAGTTGTATACCCGGTGATATAAAATCAAATTTTCTAGGCATTAAAATTCTCCTTATAAACTATTACTCAACAGTAAATAGTATGTTGGTGGCGGAAAAGTAATTAGTCGCGATAATCGTCATTTTTCTTTTTCCACGGTATTTTATCACCGACAATAACCCTTTCTCGTGAAATTCTTATCTGAACTGCTGTCTCTCGAATAGTTATTTTTGGTCGTTCTCTATTGGGACCTTCTCCGATCAAGTATCCAAGCACTTTGATAGATACTTTTGTCTCAAACATTCTCTCTTCTTCACTTAAGTTAGTTGTGTTTTTGTTATAGGAAAAGTCCTGTTGAATGAACGCTTCATATTGATTCCCTTCGTGTTTAAACAGAAAACTATTAAGTCCACCGGTTTTTGTTATAAACGGCTGGATCAAATCATTCATTTGTTGCTGATATTCTGTTCTTATTGTTATCGAGTACATAACTGTAACGTAAGTTGGAACCGGTATTGTTATTTCTTGATATACAATCTTCTTATTGTCTCCACGACCTGTACCATCAACTGTTTTAAGTTCTCGCGATTTATCTGCATTTGCAAAGTTTCTTGTTTTCTCTTGTTGTATTCTCTTCATAATTGTAAGAGAAGAACCTCCTTTGTAATCGCCCTGCTCTATTAGGTTTGCTTGAACTGATCCCTTAAATGCTGGGTCTTTTGCCATAGAATCTCTGTTTATTGTGATAAGGGGCAATTTGAGTTTGCCAACCTTATCTCTTAATTCTTTGTTGTTCTTAATTTGAAAGGCTCTCTCTGTTCCAAGCCACAAAACCGGAACCTTCTTCTCTCCTTGATTTGTGTTTGTAGATAGATCTAGTGATTGATCGACCCACTTGAATATTGCGCCATCAATGGTTTCGATTGATGAAGGTTCAAATGTTTTTATTTTATCCGGCATCGAAAACTCCCTCTCTGGCTCTTATACACTCGGCTTGTATCTCAAATAAATGCTCTGGTTGTCCAAAGAGAAGCTTTGGTTCGTTGAGTTTTACAATCTCATAGAATATTTCTCCGTATCGTACGAAATCTCCCTCTCTTACATATAGATCTTGATCTTCTGTTAATCTTCTTTTGTGAAATTTAACATTAACTTTTGTTGATTTGTCCAAAGAAACATTTTCCATGAATGTTGACTCGATACCTTGAAATTCCACAAGAGCATAGACCCTCACCGGAGGAAGGAAAGTTTTCTCTATCGCTTCTCCGTATAATGGATGATAGTTTGTGTGTTCGATGTCCAAAGGGAAATACAAAATCTGCTGCCCAACAACTCTTTCGATGACCTCATCATTGATTTGTTTAACCAAGTCTCTCTCCTTTTTCCCAAAGAACATTGGTGGCGGGGGAGCATCGGGTTTTTTCCATTTATTATCTTTTGACATTCATTATCCTCTTATTATCTTAACTTTCATTCTTCTTTTATTCTCTGAGAGAGATCCTTTGTGCTTCTCTAGAAGATTATGGATTCCTTCTAAAGCTTTATCTTCCATCATCTCCGGAGAAACATTCTCTATCAGGTCAACACCCGCTTTCAAGTTTGCTGGAAATTCATTTTCTAGTTTTACATAAACCGGAACAGCCAATGTATCATTGTCGACCGTGACTAATCTGTATGCCTCATCATATGATAGTTCATCATAGTCAATTGTAATCGCCGGAAGTTCCTTCCCCAACAAGGAATGAATAAAAACTTTTTTTAATTTCTCATTCATAAAGTATTGGTTGAATACATTTGCCAAAAGGGAGGAGATCTTCTTTATTCGTTTGGGGAATTTAGCTATAACCTCTTCTTCTGACGTATCTTCTCCCAACATGTCCGTTGCCATATTTTGCAAATCAAAATCCATTATTGTACTGAACCTTGCGCTGGAAGTATATTCCTCACCTTCATCATCTTCTCCCTTCTCTATCTCTTCTTCGTCCCACCATAAGCCAGTGGTTCCATCGAGAATACCATACTTTTTAAGAATAATGTCAAGTATATAATCCTCGCTGACGAATATCCCATCTTTCTTTAGATGCTTTTCAATTTTCATATTGACGGACCCACTGATTCTATCGTAAATTTCTTTAAGATAAGGTAAGACCTTTGTAATTGCGGCACTAATCTGTTCAATGAAGATAGAATTGATGGCTCCACCAAAGATTTCTTCACATGCCCCTTGTCTATAACGAACAACACCGGTATATCTATTGTCCCCAACAAATTCTAAATCAACAGCTTCCACTTCATCATAGCTTACTGTCTCCCAATTTCCGGAAAGATCTCCGTTTTCTGCTAGTTCTCCGATGACCTCATCAATAGAGAGTTCTTCTCTAAGATCAAATGAGTCTTTATTCGCGTCTGAATTAACCAGTTGTCCAACTAAGTTAAACTGGCAGTACATTTCAAAGTTTCGTATCATGGGTTCACCTGAATACGAATCCTCATCGACAACAATCTCAAAAGTTATAAGGTTTCCTGTATTCGCTGCCAAAGAAGCAACAAGAGCGTCAGCTTCCAATCTCAGCCTATCTGTTTCTGATATTCCCCGAGACATCATGATGGTGTTTTCCATCTCTTTATCATACAGAACACCTCCATGAAAGTCCAAATCTGGATTGATCTCTGAAAACAAATTAGGCAGAACATCATCTACTTGATACTTTGCATCCTCGTAACTTCCTCCGTATCTGGTGAACGAAGACATATCAATCTCGCCTGATGGAAATTTACTGATAATGTTTTCAATCTTGGTTTTTTGCATGTCTGCTAATTTCTTGTAAATGTAAGTATCAAAATCTGGTGTTTCTTTACCATAGATTTTACCCTGTGGTGAAGCTATACTGATTGGCTCTTCCTTATTCTCTGGATCATGAAATGCTACATTTTTAATTCTTATTCTAGAATCTGGCTCCAGACCTGCAACGTTGCGGTCAACATCAAAAAAGATTTCTTCATCTCCCATCTCGTCGAGAGCTTCTTGTGTGGGAGGAATACCAGCCATCACAAACTCTTTTGCGGGGACAGAATACACGATCATCCCGTTTCCATAGACTTCTGATAATGCACAGATGTTATATTCGTCATAACTATCTTTTCCTTTTTTATTAGGCAGGTTATGACAAGATCCTATCTCTGCGTGATCCGACATCCTAAAAACATCCATCGGGTGTCTTGATAGAATGAAGTATTGTGTTTGTAGAAAATCTTCATAATTCTTTGAAAGTTTTTCCATTCTTGTGCCATCATTGAAATAATCTCTAGCTTTGTTAATTTTTTTGATAAAACTATCTTCATTTGTGAGAAACACTTCCTCAATGTTATGGTTGGCATAGTCGCCACCACCAAAATATTTTGCAAATCCGGAATAGGTATAATTACTGATCTTTATAGCTTCTTTATGTCGTTGTTTTAAAACACTCTCAAGTTTTTCTAATTCTTCCTCTGTTTGTTCATTTTTTGGAGCTTCGTAAATCTCTTCATACTTATCCTCTAACATTCTGATCTCAGCATTGAGTTCTCTTTCTTTCTCTACTTGCTCGCCTAGTTTAGTTGTAAATTCAATCATTTTATTGAACAAGCTTGCTGGCTTGAAAGTTTCGACCTTAGTTCCGACCCTTACTATTTCTTTGCCGTCCTTCATATATCTAGAGACCTTTTCAATCGGTTTCGATACAGTGAACCTCACAATTTCAGAAGTTACACGTTCAGGTTTTCCATCAGCACCCATGACCGTCACGGTCTCTGTCTCATCAAACTCTTGATCTCCGACCTTAACTTTCTTGCCGGTCTTTCTTTTAACTCTTTTGTTCTTTATAACTTCGTCTTTAATGATGTTGACTTTCCATCCAAACCTCTTAAGAAGATCAACAGCGTTGCCAAAGTTGGTCTCCGGATCAATAGTTTTATATTTCATTATTTTTCTATAGGAGTCCCCGAAGATGTCGCCAAACGGATAGTCTTCAATTGGCGCATCCATGGCATCTTTAATATGAGAAGCTTCATCCTCTGTTGCTTCGGAGATAAACTTTCTCCAATTTTCCATTATCAATTTCATAATTTACCCTACAAATATAGTTAGTGGGGATTCGTTCATGATAGCTTTAGCATTTTCTGTCATCCCCTTATCGCTCTCAAGCAACTTTGGATAGGTCAACTCATCCAATACCGTTTTTAATTCGTCTCTGAGTGCTGTTTGTTCTTCTTTTGCTTGAGATAAGAGATCTGATGCGTTTAGGGAGATGGTATCTCCGGGAATTGGAACATTACCACCAAACTTGCCTCTAATCTGGCCGAGAGTCTCTTTAGATAGAGCGAGAGAGAAGCGTCTTATCCATTGCTTTCCAATTGAGTTAATACTTTCATAAGGAATGTTTTCAAAAGGAAGAGTGTTCATGTTGTTGATGCCATTTTGACCAGACTCAAAGTCGTCTTCCCAAATATCACCAGATTGTACAGAAAACTTGAACCAAAATTTGTCCGGTGTATAGTAATCTCCGGGCATTGGGAAGATTCTCAACTTGTTATCGATGATCTCATAAGAATAGTGAGAAGTTCGAGTGTATAAGGCATCCTCAAATTGAATTGCTTGCATCTTATTTTGCCACACTGGTACAACTTGCCAACTTGAATCGTCCGCATACTGTCCATAGGTGTTCATGTTTCCAACAACCGACAAACCTCCATAATAGCCATAAAATCTCCACATTTGATTGGGTGTTTTATAGAACATGTCTCTGATTTTTATTCTTTTATTACCAACTTTATTGTAGAAAGGCATTGAAGCGCTTGTAGCAGAAGACGAGACGATTGCTTGAAGATCATAGTCTTGTTTATTCTTAACGGGAACAAAAGAAGCAGAATAGATTGGTGTTGTTCCACCTCGTCCGGCTTCGGTTGCAAACTGTTCGCCTATCTTAAAGGCAGATACAAAGGAAAACTTGGGATATTTCAGTTGGATGTTTGATCCGCTTAAAGCATCCCCTGTTGCTATTTGACCGGTGTGATCGAATGAGCCGGTTGACCCTCCGAGAGCAGATCCCAAGATGTTCTTGGATTGGTGTATATTAAGAAGATAAGAATATTCTAGAACCGCATCTTCGTAATTTGCATAAACATTTTGTTCGGTTAATTCAATATCTAAGACATCGCCACCTAATCTTTTATAGGTAAAAGCAACCTGTGCGACTGCTCCGGACAAGAATTCCTCTGAGTCTTTATATACTCCAAGAGGTAATGCTCCGGTTACACTTAAGATGGTTCCCGTTACCGGTAAAATTATTGCGCTTGTCTGCGAGGTTGGTGTTAAAGTCGGCAATGCCATTATAAATCCTCCAATTCACAATAAATAGTTTTAACTAAGGGAAAGCCTCTACTTGACGGGCTTGGTTTTGCGAGTGGTTCTTCTTTTTGTTGTTTTTTTTCTTTCTGTTGAAGTTGTTATGGTTCCGGCTTGGCGTTGTCTCTCGGCTTCTGCTGCGAGCGCTTTCATTTCTTCTTCTCGCTTTAATCTTGCTGCGGCTTCAAGTGCTTTTTTGTTGTCCTCTTCAAGCCTCGCCCTTGCTTGTTCTTTTTCTATTCTTTTGTTCTCCTCTGTGGCCTTCCTTCTTTCGAGAAGTCGTTTCTGTTTTGGTTTCATATAAGGTCTCCATAAAATCTGTAATATAAATAGTTTTAAAATAAAAAACCCCCCAATCCGAAGAGAGGAGGGTTTGTATTAGGCGATGTTAAATTTTATTTAACCTCCGGTTTGTCCAAGTAGACCTTCAACAATTACAAGGCCGTACATATCTGGGCGAACCATCTTCTTACCGTAACGAGTCATGACACCTTTACGGGGCACGAAGTCTTCTGGTCCGAAGATTGTTGGAGTAGTTTGTAGGGGCACGTAAGGTGCGTATACATAACCAGACTCAAGGAAAGAACTTCCTTTACGTCCAACAAGAATAACATTACGAAGGAAGTAAGGATCAACGATAACGTCAAACTTACGGTTCAAAGAACCAGTTTTGACTGCACCGATGTCACCTTTGTCAGCATCCGCTGTAACATTTGCGCGGTATCCAGCAGTAAACTCAAGGATGTTAGCAACTTCAGGACCACAAACAACAAAGTTTGCTCCACCACGAAGTGTCTTACGATGAATTTGAGCGGAAACGTCATTGATGGTCTCAATGAGAGTCTCATACCATTCACTTACTGTTCCAGTAAAGTCAGGAGCAGCAGCAGAAGCGCCTATTTCAACACCAGTATCTCGCTTAACGAAGAGTCCCGGAGAACGTGACCAATAATATACAGCAGCTTGTGCGCCATTGATAAGGTCACCAAGAATCTCACGATCGATCTCAAGAGCAATTTGCTCAGAAAGAATAGAAGTCAATTCAACTTCAGCATCAAGATTATGATATGCATTCAAGTCTTGACCCAATTCTGGAGTCCACTTAGCTTTAAGCTTCTTGGTTCCAGCAGTAATCGCAACTGAATCAACTTTAATGTTAATTTCTGGGATTTCTGTTTGGTTCTCAAGTGGCCATGATGCTCCACCAACAACCGCTCCGATTGAAGATGCTCCAACATTAGCGATACCGTCAGTCACAGGGAAAGATGCTGTTACAGTTGTAAGAGCAACACTGCTAAGGTCTGTAGTACTGAATGTAGGAACTATTATTAACAATCCGGTAGAATCTTCTTGAGATATACGACGAATTTGTGCACCGCCTGTAGATCCAAAAGCGCTAGCACCAACACCATTAGAAAAATCAATGTCTTGATACATGTCTTTGCTAAAATTAGTAAGTCCTGACTCTA